TGGAGCTCCAAAAGAATGGGGGGCAGGACCAGTTGCTGGTAGAGTTGGTGTATTTTTAGGTGGAGAAAGTTCTGGTTTGTCTGGTGCAGTTATGCAAGGTCTCCAAGGAGCTGCTATTGGAGGAATGATTGGTGGCCCTCCTGGAGCTGCTATCGGAGCTATTATTGGTGGTGGATTGGGTTTTATAGGTGGAGAAAAAATATCTAAATGGTTAAGTGGAATAGGCGGAAATACAGAAAAAATAAAAGAAATGTCACAAGAGTCTTTGGAGCAACAAGCTGAAAAACTTAAAGAACTTGAAAAACAAGAAGCAGAAAAACATCGAAGAATGTTAGGAACACCATGGTCACAAGCGCAAGAAGCAGAATTTAAACAACCTGGAAAATCACCTACACAGCAAATGATGGAGATAGCATCTTTAGGCGGAACCGCAGGACAATATGAATATGGTGATTTAACAAAAGTTAAAATAGGGGATAAATGGTATAACGTTAAAGATTTGACAAAAACTTCAGATGGATTAAAAGATATTAGCGTAGGAGCTGGAATAACTTCAGAAAAATTGTTAGAACGACAATTCGATCAGCAAATGGCTATTCAAGAGGCTAATAGATATGCAAATTCTGAAGCTATGAGTGAAATAGTTGATAAATTTACAGATGCGGCTGAAAAAATGGGAAATAATGTTAGTATAAGAACTTCAAATACAAATCTTGCAAATAGTTCAAACGTTGTTTCAAATAGAACAATTGGTGGAGGCGGTACAGGTGGAGGCGGAACAGCATCTTCTGCTAATAAAGATTTAGCATGGCTTGGTATGTGTAATGTTAGTTAAAAAGGAGGTAAAATGGGTTTATTTCTTAATGATACAATTGGATATCCGCCACGAAGTCATATAAGTGATTCCGAAATAATAAATAGTATGCCAGTGGTTGAAATCACACCTTCTAAACCATATTTTGAAAGCGGGTTAACTTTATTTAGAGTATCAGCAGATTGGGAAAAATACGATAAAATTTTAAAAAATCAAGATCCAAGTTTTTCAACACCTAGCAAACCTTTACGATTTGCATATATAGCTGATAGTTTTCCAACCGATGCTTTTACTAATGAATATGGAGAAACATTTTTACAAAAAATTACAGATGTTGCTTCACAAGGAATTGGTGATTTAGTTCAAATGACAGGCAGTAAAACTATAGGCGAAGCATTAGAAAAAGTAGGAAAAGGAACGGTATCAGTAGGAGAAAAGGTTGGTGGTATGATCGGAGAAGGGCTAAAACAAGCTGGAGGAATGGCAGCTTCACTTGGTTTAGGAGCAACAAATCTTATTAAAGAAATGGAAAGCAGTCAAACTTCATTAGGAAAAACAATTGGTGGTGGATTAGCAGTTGCTCATGGATTAGCTTCAAACCATAGAATAGATTTTCCAATGGTTTGGAAAAATAGCTCATTTACTCCTGCCTATTCATTAACAATAAGATTATGGAATCCAAATCCATCAAGATATGACTCATTAAACAATTTTATTATTTATCCATTAGCTGTAATTTTATGTTTAGCATTACCAACTACAGAAAATGGTTTTTCATTTAGTTATCCATTTTTTCATAGAGTAGTTTCAAAAGGAATATTTACATTAGACCCTGCTGTAATTACTAATATATCAGTTATTAAAGGCGGTGATCAACAACAAATTGGGCATAATCAATTTTTGGGAATGGTTGATGTAAGAATTGATTTTGCTGGGTTATTTACAAGTATGGTTTTAGAAGAAAATGGAAGAGTTCCTGGAGATAGACCAACACTTAAAAAATATCTTGACGCTTTGCGAGAACCAAAATATAATACTAGGTCTAGGAAGGATTTAAGAATAGCATCTGAAACTCAATCAGGCGGTGTAGCTGGAGATTTCTTACCAACAGCACCTCCTCCTTTAGATATTATAATAAATAAACAGTTAGGAGTGACAGAAGAAAAACCATCTCCAGAATTATATAAAGCTAGAGTTGAATATCAAACGGCAGAAATAGAAAGTAGATTAATAAGTCAACCAGGAACAGAAGACTTATATGAAACTCCTGAAGAACGAATACTGGATTTAAGATCTTAACATACTGTATTTCTAAAAGCAATTGTAATATAGTATGCAAGATATAAGTTTATTAAGAATTGAGTTTGAGGGGTTAATTTTTCATATGTACTACCATATCTTTTTCTTCTAAGAATATCTAAAAGAAGAACATTAATTTGTTGTTTAAAGAATAATCTAGATCTTGTTCTTTTTATAGACATCAATGTTCTAACGTAATTATAAAATAACTTTCCACATAATTGATTAGATGCGGTCAGATCTCTTGTAAATAACTTTAGAATAATTCTTACATTATCAATATATTTAGTATCTCCCAATCCACTAGAAACACTTGTTGCTAAAGGTGTATTTATTTTACTTAATTCTCTTGCCTCTTCTTGAGCTTTAATATCAATAGTTTTATATACGGTAAGCTTTCGTATAACATTTTCAATTTGTCTACTAACTTTTTCTGTAACTTCTTTTTGATATGGATTTTCTTCGTCTTCTGTTGGTTCAATGGTTGGTTTAAAACCAGATTTTTCTTCTGTTGCTTGTTTATATACTTCTAAAAAGCTTCTTGTACTTTGTGCCACTCTATGTCTACTTCCACTAACAAATTTGGCAATTCCATCTAAATCATTTTTTTCTATAACATCAGTCCATTGTTTTATGCCTTCCATAGCTAAATAATATAAAGCATTTCCTATTGTTCCTTCTCTAATAAATAGATGATTCTTTGTAAGAATCTCAAGAGCGTATTTAAAAGATTCAGGAATACAATATTGCATATATTTGCTACTATAATTTGTATAATTTCGTAAGTAATGAAAAAGCATAACATTCTTATATGCAGCTGAGTCACGTTTCTTTAAGAAATATTGCATTAGAAAAATATTGAAATTTGTAATTGGATCCACAATGATATGAAGATTATATTTAAGATATATAGTTCCCTTCCATTTTCTTTTAGTAAATTCTCTCATATCTTGTTCTGTTAATTTACAATGACTTAGAAAATCATAAAATTTCTTTTTCAAATCAGGATAGAAACAAGGTTCTGCTAACGAACTTAAATTATATGCTACCGTCCTATTAATATCATATTTTAGTGATTGATAATCAATTTTTGCTTTTTTAAGTAATTCTTCCATTTATATCACCTTAACAGTTATATTGTCCTCAGTGAAATATACATACTCTGGACCATATCGCAATAACTGCTCTTGTGTTAAAGTTTTTAACTCAAATTTAAAAAAGATACTTGTTTCTGGTTTTCTAACTCTACAATGACTTACACCATCAATATTATGAATTACATCTATTATTTCTGATCTATATAACTCAGAATTTGTTCCAAATCTACTTTTAAACGCTTCATATAATGTTGAACGTACCGTATTGACCATATCACTGAGAGTTCCACTAAAAGTTGGTTCTCTAAAAACCTCAACTTCAATGTCAAGTGGAATTGTATAATTTGGAATAGTAATCCAACCTCTTTCCGAATATATGTATTTTTCACCCAAATTAGTTACATATACAATTGTATCAATAGATGGTTGCTCATAGTAGAAGGATATATTTGTAGCGTCGTTACATCTTATTATAGCGTCTTGATTGTCTCCTGGACCAATATAAATATATCTATCACCCACAGATGGAGAACTAGGTAAAGTATCTACTATATCTATAACATCACTTCTAGTTACTGGATTATACTTAATGTTTTCAAGGGTTCCATGAGTGTTTGTAAATTTTATATTAGTAAAATCTGTTAACATTCTTCTGTCTGATAAATCCATCTCTGTAACAATACTTTGCAATATTAATAACTCAAATTGACGTTTATCAATACCGTCATAATACTCTTTTTCTATCACAGGTATATCATATATAATTAATGATGTTGCATCAGAAACAACATTTGATCTCATAAATGTATCTAATTTTCTTGTAAAAGTAAAATTATTTCTATATTTTGCGACAGGATTATTACTTGAGTCATATATAATAAATTCTGCTACTTGCTCATCAGATGGAATATCTGTATATGGATCAAAAGCATAGATGAAATAACTACTTGTTGCATCATTAACATTAACCATATTTTTTACAGAACCACTAGATTCAATAACCATTTCACAAGTAGCAAGAGAAGCATCCACTTCTGTAGATTTATATTGTAATTTAAAAATACCTTGTGTACCAGATTTGGATATTATTAAATTGTCAGCATAAATATCATATGTTGAAGTATAACTTGTTTCTAAAGCAGGAGTTAATGAAATTTCATAGATTATATATTTATAATAAGCAACAGAATTTAACTCTTCAATAGTAATATCAAAAATAGTATAATACTCATAATCTCCAAGAGATACAATTGTTCCTCTTGGAATATAAGTAGTTCCAGATGGAACGTTAACGTATACATTTCTCATTGGGACTATATTTTCAACTTCTTCTGTAGATGAACCATATAAAATACCGCTGAATAATTCAATTTCATTTACTTGAAGATCAGATCTTTTTAATACTGGTAAGGAGTTTTGAGCTAATGGTAATGGGGGAATTACTAAATTTATATTTTTATAATCGTTTTCAGTAACTAGTCTTTCTAGCATAGTAATGGATTTTATAGCATTAGATCTAACTTCTTCTAATGATTCTTCATCTATACCACCAAAAGCTGGACTCGAGTTTATTACATCATAATTAACTATTTGTCTCACACCAGCTAGTGTTGTAAGATAAATTCTATCGCCTGTTCTAATAGATCCAGCAATAACATTACCATCTGCACCTTTTGTTATATATGACGTTACTCTAACATTTGAACCTGGTTCTGGTTGAACACCAATTAAATCATTACCAAATGTTAATCTTCTTCCT